ATCCTGCCCTGCCCGTTTTGCGGAGCGAATCCGTGCCGCATTGCAGAAAAAAGGGAGGTCGTCAATACCGAAACCGGTGAAGCGATAAGTAGTAATATCGGCATTACGTATTGGAAGCATCCCGAAACGCCTGATTGCGTTTTGGGATTCGGGATGTTTTTTCTCGACACGCCAGACGACATCCAAAGGTGGAACAGCAGAACCGATAAAGCAAAATCTAACCCCGAAACTTGAAAATGATTCAAGCGCATTTCAATCTTTAACCATCAAATTTGAAAATTGGAGGATAAAATTTATGTTTCCGCAGAGAAGAATGACGACCGACACCCCGGATGGGAATTATGAGCAGGCTCTCAACCTGTTCGTGCGCGGCGAGGACGGCTGGGTGCAGATGCCCAGCCGGAGCATCAGCCTCAACGACTACATGAAGCAGCTTATCAAGGCGCACAACGCAGATATTGACACCGAGGGAACTCCGGAGGAGTTCGACATGACCCTGTGCGAGCATCTGTTCGACGGCCCGGAGACCATCGAGGGCCTGCTTGCAGAGCACTACACCCTCTCGTGGGCTCTCGCCTCGTTGCGCGACAAGCTCAAGCACTACGAGGACGCGCTCATTCCGGAGATTATGCCGGAGGGCTTGCAGACCATCGACCGCGCCATCGGCACTTACGGCAAAGACGCCCAGCTCACCAAGGCTGTGGAGGAAATGTCGGAGCTCACCAAAGCCCTCTGCAAACTCAAAGAGTGCAAGCGCAGGTATGATACCCCGTTTAACAGGGAGACGCAGGAAGTACACTCGAACATCGAGGAGGAAATTGCTGATGTTTTCATCATGCTGGTGCAGCTCTTTGCAATTTTTAACCCTCACGAGCTGGTAAACATCACGAAAGTCGTATGGGACAAGCTCGACCGGCTCAAGGACAATCTGGACAAAGAGGCAGCAAAGCAGGAGGCCAGCGATGCCGGAAAAGAGTGAGTTCGACAAGGCACTCGGCGAGCTGTACGACCTGACCGAGTGGGAGGACGCGGAGGCGGCCATCCGGGAGCTCCACGCGCGGGGGCCGGAAATTGAGAAGCTCTATCTCGACAGCAAGATTCTCCCCGGAGAGCTGCGAGCCCTCGTTATGGTGAGTAACTGCCTCGAGCGTGAGTTTATCCATCGGCAGCTTGCCACCGGGCAGCCGCTTCACATGAATGTTTTATAGGAGACAGCACAATGAGAGATGATGGTATGTTTTGCCCGTACAAGAAAAGCACGAAACGGGAAGTGAGCTACTCGTGGATTAGCCGGACCGAGATTACAACGGAGCGTTTCGGCTGGTGCTCGGAAAAGAAGTGCATGGCCTATGAGAATGGCCGCTGCAAGCGGCTGGAAAGAGAGGGAACCCAGTGAAGAAAAGAAACTGCCGGATGACCGGCGAGGAGAAGAATGTGCATGAGCGCGCCGTGAAGCTGCGCAAGATGACCGACGACAAGCTCGTGGAGCACATCGACCACATCCGGGAAGAGGCTTACAACACCGGCTACTCCGAAGCCGAGGCCCAGCGCGCATCGACCCCGGCCCCGGGCAAGACCCTGCCACAGCTCCTCGAACAGCTCGACGCCGGAGAGTGCAAGGGCATCAAGAGCGCGACCGCCTACAAAATCGCAGAGTTCGCCCGAGAGCAGGGCTACCTCGAATGAGCGGCCCGGTAAAGGACCCGCTCCGGGCCTTGCAGGGAGCGCGGAGCCGCGCGCAGGGAGGGAGGCTGGAAGAACAGGTAGAAGCCTCATGCGCTCTTTTGACAGAGACGGGCCGAGCCGACATAAGCAAGACGCCGGAGCCGATGAAACCGGTGAGCCAGCCGAACAAGTCGGGGCAGTTCCGCGCGGTGTATACAAAAAAGGCGGAACCGGATTTCAAAGGCGTCATGCTCGGAGGCCGCGCGGTGATGTTCGAGGCAAAGAGCACCGGGACGGGCAGGCTAAACAAAGACCGCGTACTACCGGAGCAGGTCAAAAAGCTCGATTCTTACACAACCCTCGGCGCGCACTGCTTTATCGTTGCCACATTCGACGGGCTGCGGGTATACAGAATCCCATGGACGGTCTGGCGCAGCATGAAGCAGCGATACGGCAGGAACTACGTCACGGAGGCGGACATCAAGGAGTACGCCGTGCGGTTTGGCCCGGGATTTACCCCGGACCTACTGCGTGGCATCCCGACGATGTACGACATCAACCCGCTTTCCAACGTGAGCGATGTACTCACGGCGTTTTGCGGGATGCCCTACGGGACGCAGCCAGAGACGGAAGAGTGGCGCGCGGCCGTGTACAGATTTAGCCGCTTTATGAACTGGACGACGCCGGAACGCTTTATACCGGTGACCGAAATACGGAGGGAACAGCCGAACATGGAAAACCCGATATTCACATTTATGGGCGTTCCCATCACGGAGGACAGCGCAAGCAAGCTCAAAGAGGCCATGAAGAAAAGCGGCGTCTCCGCGCTCGAAGTGGCGGGAGTTTGCGAACGCTTTGCAAAAATCGCCCGGGCCACACTCGATGAACTGCCGGACGGAAACAAAGAGGAGGAGCACGATGACTGAGCAGGAAATTGTGATAATGGCAGCAGAGGTGGCGGCAAAGGCGGCTGTCGCTGCCGTTCGGGCCATCTTAGGGAAAGAGATACAGGAGAGCGTCGAGGCCGCTGTGACGGACGCTGCCCGCCTCGGAGCGGAGGCCAGCATCAAGGCCGTGGAGCAGGAGCGCAAGAAGTTCCGGGACGGCCGGAGCGACCGGAGATTCCGCAATACCAAGCTCCTGCTGCGGAACTATACCGTGCTCAACGCCAACTGCTCCCACGCAGTATACGACGCGGCCAGCGCGGCCACCGGAGAGGAGAGCGTCGAGGAAATCGTGGAGGCACTGGACGAGCTGCTCGAGGAGAATCTCAAGGTCGAGAGTATTATGAAGTCGGCAGCCCGGACGCAGCTTATCATGCGCCATGTGAACAGGATGCTCGGAATCTACAAGGCCGTCTGCGAAAACAGCGTAGACGAGGGCGAGCAGAGGCACTACCGCGTCATCGAAGCCCTCTACCTGAGAGACCGGCCGCTCTCACCGACGGCCGTAGCGGAGCGGGAAAAAATCGACAAGCGGACGGTCTACAAGGATGTGGACGCGGCTTGCGCCACGCTCTCCGCCCTGATTTTCGGCATTGACGGCATCAAGAAAGCCTGACGGCACGAGACGGACGACCCGTTTCGGGGCAAAAACACGGCATTGACAAGGCACTATACGAGTGCTAAACTACAAAATGTAGAATACCAACAGCAAAAAGAAATCCCCTAAACCCATAATTTTTTCTCCTATTTGACGGGAGCCGCCTTGCGCAGGGCGGCTCCTCTTTTTTATGCGCAGGAGCGACCCGAAACGGGTCACGGAGGAACGGCAGATGAAAATTATCACTCTGCCGGTGAGTGACCTCCATCCGGCGGACTACAACCCGAGGAAAGACCTCGCACCGGGCGACAAGCAGTACGAAAAGCTGGCCCGGAGCATCGAGACCTTCGGCTACGTTGAGCCCATCGTATGGAACCGGACCACCGGCAACATCGTAGGCGGCCACCAGAGGCTCAAGGTGCTGGTGCAGAATGGATACACCGAGGTACAGGTGGTAGAGGTCGAGCTCAACGAGCAGGAGGAACGCATCCTCAATGTTTCGCTCAACAAAATTTCCGGCCGGTGGGACAACGAGAAGCTCACCGCGATTCTGGACGAGCTGAAAGAGCAGGGCGAAATGGCCCTCACCGGCTTTGATGACTGGGAGCTCGATGCTCTCAAGGTTACATACGACCACATCGAGGACCTGCTGAACGAGGACTTCTCCGACACCGGAAAGAGCGAGCCGAACAGCTACACCATGACATTCACCCTGCCCGAGGAGGTTCACGAGGCGATGGACAAGTACATCGACGAGAACCCTGCAGGCAAGGTTGAGCTGGCGCAGCTGCTCGTGAACAAGGCAAAGGGGCTTATCTGATGGAAATTATCAAAAAGAGAATCGCGGACATGGAGCGCGCGGAGTATAACCCTCGCGTGGAGCTCATGCCCGGCGATGACGAGTATGAGAAGCTCAAGAGGAACATTGACAGGTTCGGCGTGGTAGTCCCAGTAATCTGGAACAAGCGCACGAACCGTGTCGTGTCCGGCCACCAGCGTCTCACCGTGCTTATGAACGAGGGCGTCACCGAGACGGATGTCTCTGTTGTTGACCTCGACGAGACCGCAGAGAAGCAGCTCAACATCGCCATGAACAAAGTGACGGGCGAGTGGGACGAGGTAAAGCTCAAGGAGCTGCTGGACGGCCTCGGCGACGCGGCCCCGGAGACGGGATTCGACCTGTACGAAATCGAGGCCCTCGAAAACAACGTGGACGCTCTCGTAGACGGCGACTTTCTCGACAGCGAGCTCAAGAGCATCGAGGAGACGTTCAACATCTCGCTCAAGTTCAGCGCGGAGGACCGCGACGTCCTGAAAGAGTACATAAAGGACAACGGAAAAGAGGACCTTGTTGCCGTAATCGTCCAGAAGATTAGAGGTGAGATTTAATGGGCTGCAAATGCGGGAGCCAGATTATTCTCTGTAACCTGCCTGTGCGTTTCGACACCTATCGCGGCTGCTCACACGGCTGCCGGTACTGCTTCGCACAGAAGAAAAACGACATCAGCCACATCGAGCGCGACGAAAGCGTAGACGGCCTGCGCTCCTTTATCGAGGGCAAGCGCGGCAACGAAACGGAGTGGTGCGACTGGAACATCCCCATCCACTGGGGCGGCATGAGTGACCCGTTCCAGCCGGTCGAAAAGCAGATTCACGCCAGCTACGAGTGCCTCAAGCTGCTGGCGGAGACGAAATACCCGTTTGTGGTGAGCACAAAGGGCCGCCTCATTGCGGACCCGGAATACCTCGACCTGCTGGCACAGTGCAACTGTGTGCTGCAAATCAGCATGGTGTGCAGCAAGTACGACCGCCTCGAACGCGGGACGCCCAGCTACGAGGAGCGGCTCACCATTCTCAAGACGGTATCGGCCAGAGTGCAGCGCACCATCGTCCGCATCCAGCCGTATATGCCCGAGGTGTTCCATGACGTTATGAAGAACATCCCTCGCATCGCGGAGGCAGGAGCCTACGGCGTCATCGTGGAGGGCATGAAGTTCTTTAAGGCCAAACCCGGCATGACGAAAATCGGCGGCGACTTCTGCTATCCGCTGCCCCGCCTCCGGCACGATTTTGAAGCCATCAAGGCGGAGTGCCATCGGTACGGCCTGAAATTCTACAGCGGCGAGAACCGGCTCCGCGCGATGGGCGACAGCATGACTTGCTGCGGCATCGACGGCCTGCCCGGATTCCGGCCGAACGAGTATAACCTCTGTATGCTGATGAACGGCAAGAACCCGGAGCCGACGGAAAAGATGAAAGAAGTCGGAACAGGCGGACCGTTCAAGACGCTGAACCAGAGCGCGGGCAGCGGGCGCAAAATTGCAAAGCAGAGCTTTTACGCCTGATGCAGGAGGAGCTTGCCAAAAAGACCGACTACCACAGAAAGGTGTTTGGACTGGATGAATGAGTACAGCCTGACGCCGGTTCAGGAGGTAGACGGGCTGCGCATCAAGCGGGACGACCTTTATGCCCCGTTTGGCCCCGGAGAGGTGAACGGAGGAAAGCTCCGGCAATGCGTGATGCTGGTGAACAGCGTCAAGAAGGACTACAAGAGCCTGCTGACGTATTGCAGCATCCACTCCCCGCAAGCACCCATCACCGCAGCAGTGGCCCGGGCGAACGGGATGCCGTGCAGAATCGTGTACGGCGGAACCACCCGGGAGAGCGTTGCGGCTCTGCCTATGCCCCGGCTGGCGATGAAATATGGGGCGTCCATAGTGCTCGCAGCACGTTCCGGCCGCCACAGCATTTTACACGCCCGCGCAAAAGAGCTGGCGGCGCAGGAAAACAGCTTTATTGTCCAGTACGGCATCAATATCATCGGGTACGGCGACACGC